GGCGGGAGTATACGAAGAATTTTGAGGAGTATCACGGCGAATTTTTGCATTGCATGGTAGTACAAGTTACCTCAATGCCAAACAGATGTTTAAGTTTTCAAGTTATATTTACAGGCTGTGAGTCTGATGACGATGAGGACGAAATGAATGTTCACGGTGGCGCAATGTGGGCACGTATGCCGATTACGGCGCTAGTGGGGGATACCCCGTTAGAGGAGTGGCCAGAGCCGTTACCAACACATGTAGCACAACCATGGGACTGTATGTCACATGAGCACACGGTACACGTAATAAGCAGAGCTACTCCAGCCCCTTGGATAGCTAAAGTAGATGGTGAGTTCTACCCTGCTAAATACTATTTCACCGTAGACTATACTGACAGTGAGATAGCGGATGACCCAGCGCAACACAAACAG